ACCGTTTACTCTTCGTCTACCACCGTTACCAACAACTATATCGTACGTATTACCCGGTATACTGGTTTCGGTACCGTCTAACATACCACCACCACCACCACCACCTTCTGGGTAGTCGTTACCACCACCACCACCACCGGCGAGAACGAGGTAATTAACGTTGTTCATTTGACTAAACGTCACGTTATACGTCGTTTCTGTAGAAGTACTCGTCACGGAGTTCACCGTACCCCAATCATAATCACCCGTAGTCATACCCGAATACAAAGTACAATTGTTAGAAGACGTATCGGTAGTTCCGGTACCGTGTCTGAAAGCGAGTGTGAAATTACCCGCATTAACCGTAGAAGAAGGCGGGGACGCCACACTACCTATCACGTTACTCGCCAACGCGAACGTATTCGCATCTTTCGTCTCTATCTCGTACGTTCCTGTATCTTTGATATATATGTTCGTTATTGAACCGATATCGTACGTGTTCGAGCCGTACTTGAGTGTTGTTGACGTAGGGGTTATACCGGAAATAGAGAGTTTGTTGTACGTGTCGAAATCAAGTTTTGGTGCCGGATTATACTCCTCGACCGTCATGTTAACACCACTAATCGTTGCAGTATCAAAAAATCTAAATTCAAATTTGTTACCCGTTTCGCCTATAGTACCTGTATTACCATTTCTCCGTGTTAAGAAGTATGTTACGACTTCCGTATCACCCACGAAAAACTTACCTGTAATTACATCAGATGTACTCATAGTAAGTACGACGTAAAAGGAATCGGCGAGTGTAAACGGCGACGACGTCGAACCATACGTACCACCGTCTATTTCTACAGTAACTGAACCAGCACTACCATCCGTTACAAAACCATCTGCTATTGTCATAGCACCCTCATTAAAAGAACCACCAGCGTCGTATAAAAGTAAACCGTCTCTTGGACTGTTCAAATAATCAGCAAATTGATTCATATCACGAATTACAACGTCACTACTATCTTTTATTTTCAAACCAAAACGTGTTTTATAAGATGCGTGACTATCCGTCCATTGTTTGTTAAAATATATCTTATACGTCATGTTACCTTTGATATTGTTTACGGTAACGGTTGTATCTCCACCACCAGTCGTATGTGAAATCGCCACGTTATCGTGTAAAGTTAAATACGTACCGAGATTTCCAGTTGTATTACTCGCCAAAACGAACTTATCCGACGCCGTAATTTCCGACTCGTACGTTCCCGAATCTTCTATGTAGATATCAGTTGCCGTGCCTATATCGTACGTGTTCGAGCCAAGTCGAAGACTTGTTGAGATCGGGGTTATGTTTTGTATAGAGAGTTTGTTGTACCCGTCGTGGGTGAAGGAAGGGGATGCAGTATACCCAAACCAATCGGGATTTCCTATTAAATTGGTCGTTAAAACACGTCCACTCAATTGTTCCATCTCTATATACACGTTACTAAAATAAGATGTATTACCATCATTATGACCATGAACACCAATACTAAATGTAGGTATATTGTTTATATCTGATATAGGAAAAACTATACCACCATTAGAAAGTGTATACCCAGATGCACTTTCATTATATATACTCTGTTTAACACCGTTTGCGTAATAATACATGGTAACTTCCGTCGAACTCGTTTTTTCAAAGAAATACGTATACGTTCCAAATGAACCCTGTGTAGGAGTCATACTTGATATTCTAAGTAAACCACTAAAATTACCACCTTGACCTTGAAATCTCCAATAATCATTACTTGCTTTATAAAACTGAAAAATATCACCACCAAAATAAAATGGAGAAGTTCTACCTGTAGCAGCATTACAATCAAATTGTATTAAAACGTTCGACGTTATCGGTGGAAACGTGTACCCCAAATATGACATGGTAGTTGACGTCTGATAACTTGTACCATTGTGTGTAATGGTCCCTGTTTTCGTTAGGGAACTGTTATAAAAAGGTTCGGTAAGTGAAGATGTAGTTGTAAAATCCCATACGTTACCTTCCGGTTTAAGAGACGGAAAGATCGCACTCACCACATTGCTCACAAACGCGAACTTATCCGACGCCGTAATTGCCGCCTCGTACGTTCCCTGATTTGCAATGTACACGTCCGTCGCCGTCCCTAAATCGTACGTGTTCGAGCCGTACTTGAGTGTTGTTGCCGTAGGGGTTATGTTCTCGAACGTGAGTTTGTTGTACGTGTCGAAATCTATTTTAGGAATTTTTTCGAAAACGTTATTATATTTAAAATACATCATATCAAAAATTAAACCTCTTTTCAAACCAGTTCGACCCTCAGATGTGTTATTATCACCCACACCACTACGTGTATCACCACCCATAAAGTGTCTGAAAGGCCAACCCATGTGACTGTTATAATTAGAATTATATGGATCTTGTGGTCTATTCACTTGACACCCACCATACGCTTCATCGTGGAAATTTCTATATGCGTTATTAAGTGAAAAGGAAACCTTCTCACTCACGGTTTGACCACCAATACTTAAATAAAATTCAGGTTTACCTTCTATTGGATCAAAAGCGTACCACCCGTATTTTAAAACTGTATCGTTTGATAAGTCCACGTTCTGTATTAAACAAAAAGTACTCGGTGTACTTGTTGTTACCGTGTTATTTTTTACGCGCACGTCCATTCGGAAATCAAATATTAAACCAGTTGAACTTGTTCTGTTATAAAATAAATATATATAAACAGCATCATTTGAATTATACCCAAAATTTTGTGAATTACATTGTAATTCAAAGAATAAACTATTGTTACCTGTACTGTAAGTACTTTCCAAGCTAGACCCAGTTACACGAGCATTATTATTATAACACGATAATTCTATATTTTTCATATCCACTTCCCATAAAACACCATTCTTCGTCGGGAAAGGGAATGTTTCACCACCACTCGAAAATCCGTTAGCAACTAGAGACTGTACGTAAAAGTATAAGAGTGTATCTATCGCAAACGGGTCGGATGAAGATGCAGGTACAGGTACGTATAAAGAATTGTTTCTATCGCCACGATTCCATCTTAATGGACGCAAACTCCATTCGTCCATAGTCCATCCAGAACTATTTGCACCGTTATATGTACTATAATTTGCGATACCATATTCACCTATATAATCACTTATTACAGTCACGTTTTGTATGCTTGTATTCGAAAAGTACGCCACGTTCGACGACGTATCGAACGTTACACTCGTATATTCACCCGTCTTATCGATAAAAATTTTGTCTGTTAATGCACCAACGTCGTACACGTTCGAATAGTAGACGAGTTTGGAGGACGTGTACGTTGGCGTGTTCGTTAAAGAGAACTTGTTATAGTTGTCGAAGGTGAGACCGGCGACCGGAGTTAACTCGTATATGTATGCGGCGCCTGTACTAGAATTTTCACCAAACGCCCCGACGATGGCGTAATCCCCGCTTAGACTTACGCCCCTCCCGAATACGTCATTCGAAGCTGCATCGCTTGCCGTGAGCTTTTCATGATGTATCCAACTTGTTCCGTCGCGTTTAAATATATAGGCAGCACCCGAATTAGTCAAAGTACTCGTATCATAATCTGATTCTCCAACAATCACATAGTCCCCGTCAATCGCAACGGAAGTCCCGAAAGAATAATTCACCGCCGCATCATATGCCGTTAATTTTTGATGTTCCGACCATGTATTTGTCACTCCGTCGCGTTTGAATATATACGCTGCACCAGTGTTACTATTACTGGTCGGCGATCCACAAACTGCATAGTCCCCGTCAATTGCGACGGACCAACCGAAACGACCACCATCGCTTACCGTTAATTTTTGATGGTCCGACCAACTTGTACCATTTTTTACAAATATATAAACAGCCCCCGTTTCTGCAACATGACGATACGCCCCAGCGATAGCATAATTACCCGAAATCCCGACGGAATACCCAAGGGCGTCACCATCTACAATTGCATCACTTGCTTTAAGTTTTGCCTGTTGTGTCCAACTTGTTCCGCTACGTGTAAATATGTATATAGCTCCTGTATCAACAAGATTACCATCACCATACGGTGCCCCGACGTTCGCGTAATCCCCGCTTATACTTACGGATTCTCCAAACCTGTCACCAGTTGCTTTATCACTTGCTTGTATCTTATATTCACTTCCCCATTGCCCAGACGTTGGGTCGCGTGTGTATATGTACGCGGCACCCTCATACGAATTTTTGCGACGTGCCCCGACGATGGCGTAATCCCCGCTTAGACTTACGGAGTACCCGAATTCGTCGTTAGCTGCTTTGTCACTTGCCGTTAATTTTTGTTGTTCGAACCACGCTCCCGTCGATGTGTTACGTACATATATGTACGCGGCGCCTGCATTTGTTGTTCCATCAGGGTCTTCATAAAATGCCCCGACGATTGCATAGTTCCCATCAATTGCAACGGAATACCCAAAATTGTCACTCGCCGCAGCGTCGCTTGAAGTAATAGTCTGAACGATAGTTTCATTAAAACTGTTTTCTGGCGTTACACTCCCCGTCACCTCGACCTCGTTCGTCTTATAGTCGATACCGCAAATTTGTAAATCGGCGCGGTAGGTTCCGGGTTGGGTTATGTAGTAGTTAAAAAACCCGTCTATATCTTTTTTGAATACGTACACACAACCGGCATCAGTCCCACCACTATCATTCCTAGATGCACCTACAAATAAGGTTTTACCATCGTTACTCAGTGCAACACCCGAACCAAACATTTCACCTGACTGAATTTTATCAAGTGTCTGAGATAAAGACCACGATCCACCTGATTTTACATATACGTATACGCGTCCATCGTTAGTATTACTTGGATAAGTATGTGCACTCACAGCAGATACCGTTCCATCACCAGACATTGACATACCTAGTCCAAATTGGTCGTTTTGGTTCTCACCGTCAATAAACGTAAGTTGTACGGGGTTTGAATTTCCATCGTACGAATAAAAGTAAATACGGCCTCGAGACGAATCATAATCACTATTACCACTCACGAAACTATAGCCCGTATCACTTATAGCAATACTTTTACAATTACTAACAAAACTATTATCACTCGCAGGTGTATGTACGTGCGACCAAGATGCACCGTATGCATCTGTTCTGTGCCATATTTTAACACCGTTATTAATACTACCTTGAAATAATATATCACCTTCTTTATTTAAAACAGATTCCCATCCCCAATGATGTTGAGTAGACCCGTTTAATGTAGTTGATGACCAGCTACCAGAACTATTTAGATATCTAATAATAGTTTGTCCATAATAATTATTATACCATGCATCACAACTCGCCAATATAGTACCAGCTTCATTCATACCAAGACCTCTATTAGCATTATTATTATTGTTAAACGACTGTGTAGGTGTATTATTCCATTCACTTGAACCACGTTCCCAGAAATATAAAAGTGGGTTTGCATCTACCCATATTCTATTACCTGCTCTGTTCATAATACAGTATAAACCCATACGATTACCACTCTGAGTTGGTTTATCATAAATCTTAACTTGTGTCCACGAACCACCTGAATACTCGTATACATAAGCGCGTCCATATGAACCATATTCTTGGGCTAAAACAACAAAACGTGTACCATCCCCGTTCGACCAAATTCTTCTATTAAACCAGCCTTCAGTTGCCAATCTTTCACCGGCGTTATTATTAAACAATGTTTTTGAATTTAAAAAATCTGTACCTGATACACTCATATCATAACTCGTCTCACCTTTATACAAAACGACGTTTGACGCATTTTTGACCATACCACCACGCAAATAAAGTTTATTCGCACCATCGTATACTAACTCGAGGTCGGATGCTAATGGATAATCTGTAAGACCTAAAGATGCTAACACGATTTTAAAGACAATCCAATTCGATAAGAACATGCTCGGCCTGCTCTATTACTGTTATACTACAAAACTTTTTAAAATGTGGGACACACCTTTTAAAAAATACCCGCGACACGGCAATTTAATTTTAATATGACATTAAGTATAGTATATGGGTATAATATATAAGATAACTTGTGAAGTAACAGGAAAATCGTATATAGGTAAAACTATTCAACCTCTAAAAAAACGTATTTGTCAGCATAGAATATATAACAAAAATGCGTGTCGTGCTCTATCCAATGCCATTCAATGTTATGATTGGGAAAACTTCAATGTATCTGTTCTGTGGGAAGGAGATTCCAATATACTCGGTGAAATGGAAAGAAAATTTATAAATGAATATGAAACATTAGAACCTCATGGATATAATATACGCGAAGGTGGTGGAAGAAGTGAAAAAGTTTCCGATGTATCGAGAAACATCATGATTGAAAAACAAAGAGAAATCAGTAAGAGAAGAAATGGTCTTCTTGGTAGAATAGTTGGTAACATTTCAAAAAAAGATGGGTCTATAACTTCATGGTCTGTTCATGGACATAGAAATGGACACCCATATAAAATTGGTGGTCCATTTAAAACAAGAGAAGAAGCTATAGAAGTTCAGAAAAAGTTTACAGACAAACCAAATAATTTTGAAATACCTAAAAGTAAGAGGGTTGGAAATAGAAAATCTTCAAATTGTTATTATGATCATCATAGAAAAAAATGGTTGGTTAGTTTTTATGTAAAAAATAAAAATGTTTACTTAGGAAGATATGATACGGAAAGAGAAGCATTAAATGTCGCAGATGAATTTAGGAAATTACATTTTACATAGGAACGCCTATCTAAAATAAAACTCCTCCGCTGCGAATCGAACGCAGATTGCCTGGTTAACAGCCAGGAATATTAACCATTATATGACAGAGGATATGACACCGGTGTGATTTGAACACACGCTCTTTCGAACCAGAGCCTTAATCTGGCGCCTTAGACCGCTCGGCCACGGTATCACGAAATTATTATGTCTGTATTCTTTAAGTATGGTAAGAGTGAAGGTAATACTACTTTCAATACTCGTTGTACTACTTTTAATACAAATATTCAAAAAAATGACATACCAGGAGAAACCAATCACTAGTAACACAGTTTGGACGTACTGGGATTCACCATTTAACAAACCGTCTATAGTTAAAAAGTGTATAAAAAACTGGGGAATTATAGGTCATTGTAAAGATATGCGTGTACTTAATAGGTGGTCCGTTCAAGATTGGATACCCAGGGAAGATCTGTATCATTTCTCTGAAATAACAAATAATATCGCGAACAAAACCGATTTAATACGACTCTACCTTCTCAAAACGTACGGTGGTATATGGATGGATGCATCCATTTTTACAAACACTAAACTATCATCCTGGGTACCGAAAGACGATACCAAAGTTTTCTGTTTCAAGGCGGATAGGTTTTCCAATAAAAATGTCACATGTTTAGAAAATTTCTTCATTAAAGCACCAAAAAACGACCCTTTCATATCTGAATGGTTAGAAAAGTGTATAAACGATTTTAGCGACAAAAACTATAAGGAAAATAATAAAGTGTATAGAGAAATAATAGGCAAAAACGGAGATTACCTCGTTCCGTACGTTTCAAGTATGAAAATACAGTTAAACAAATATCCAAACGTTATCGTTGAAAGTGCAGAAAAAGGTCCGTACAAAGACACGGTCGAAAACGGGTGGGATGCAAATAAAATATGTAAAAACATAACCTACGACCAAAACTTAGTAAAATTGTATAATCACACGAGAAAACAGTGTAATTCTGACGTAGTACCAATAACATCTTCACGAGAAAATTTTTTACCTAAAAGT